GCGGTTGATCTCGCCCTTGGTCACGGCCTCCAGGTGCAGGCAGATGGCGTCCAGCGCCCAGCCCCACTTCAGCTCGGCAGCCGGTTCAAGCACGCGCCATGCACGCTTGGCAAACTCAGCCAGGCTGCGCCTGCACAGCTCGCGCTCGACGGCCAGCAGATCAGCTTCCGTCAGTTGCATCTTTTGCGGCCATGATTTGCGCCAGCACATCGGTGCCCAGCTTGGAAACGTCCAGGGTTGCCACGGCAATCGGTGCGCCGTCCTTGCCGGTGATCTCGTGGGCCTGCACCTCTTTCCAGCGCATCTGGGTCTTGCTCCACCAAATTGCTGCGGTGGTGTCGCCGCCCATGGCCTTCTGGAACAGGGTCTTGCCGACCTGGCCGTTGGCCTTGGCTTTGCCCTCGATCAGCTCCTTGGCAAAGTGCTTGCGCAGGGTGTCGGTGTCGATGCCGCCTCGAACAAGCACGGCAATCTGCTCAATCGGCAGGCCATAACCAGACATGGCTTCCACCTGTTTGCGCTCGGCATCGGTGGGTTCAAAGGCCTTGCGGCCAGAGTTTTCACGTGCGCCGCCGTGTTCTTTTTGCTTCAATTCCTTTTTTGGAACCGATTTTTCAAGTTTTTGTTTCGTTGTTGCCATTTGTAACCTCCGCGAAAGGTTCGCCAGTTTCTGCGTGAGTTGCTATTTTGCCTGTGAAATCCTGCCAACGCTTCACAATCACATCGCAATACTTCGGATCGAGCTCCATGATTCGAGCGACGCGGCCGTTCTTCTCGGCTGCGATCAGGGTTGTTCCAGATCCACCGAAGCTGTCCAGGACTTGGTCGCCGCCCTTGGTGTTGTTCAGGAGCTGATACTCAAACAGGGCCACGGGCTTCATGGTCGGGTGCTCGCCATTCCTGGTGGGTTTGTCGAACTCCAGGATGGTGGTCTGCTTGCGGTCGGCTGCCCAGAGGTGGCTGGCTCCATCCTTCCAGCCATACAGGCACGGCTCGTGCTTCCACTGGTAGTCTTGGCGTCCCATCACCAAGCTGGACTTCTTCCAGATCAGGCACTGGCGGACAGTCCAGCCAGCGTCCTTGGCAGCGCCTCGAAAGTTGTAGCCCTCGGAATCAGCGTGCCAGATGTAGAACACAGCGCCCGGCTTCATGACCGTGTCGGCTGCGGTGTAAGCATCGCGCAAGAACTGGCGGAACTGATCGTCGCCCATCTCGTCGTTTTTGATGGTCAGCTTCTCTTTGGTGCCGCCCTCATAAGCCACGTTGTAAGGCGGGTCGGTCAGCCACATGTCGACGAGCTGGTTCTCGCAGAGCTTGGCCAAGTCGTCCATGCTGGTGCTATCGCCACACAGAAGACGGTGCTTTCCCATCACCCAAATGTCGCCGGGCACGGTGCGCGGGTGTTCGGGCAGCGGTGGGGCATCGTCTGGGTCGGTCAGGCCTTCGGTGCCCACGGGTGCCAGCAGCTCCTTGATCTCGTCCAGGTCGAAGCCGGTTAGCTCGAGGTCGAAACCAAGCTCCTGCAGGTCGGCAAACTCCACCTTGAGCATTTCAGTGTCCCAACCGGAGTTGAGCGCCAGCCTGTTGTCTGCGATCACGTAGGCGCGTTTTTGTGCGTCTGTCAGGTGCTCCAGTCGGATGCATGGAACCTCGCTCATGCCCAGCTTGCGTGCAGCGAGCACTCGGCCATGTCCAGCAATGATTCCCCCCCCCCCATCAATCAGCACCGGATTCGTGAATCCGAATTCCTTGATGGATGAGGCGATCTGTGCCACCTGTGCGTCGGAGTGCGTCCGGCTGTTGCGTGCGTAGGGTATAAGCGAATCGATCTGGATGGTTTCGAGCTGGTCTGGGAGTTTCATTCTGTGGGCCTTTCGATGTGAACTTCTACGAATCCGCCGACCGTCTCGCCCTTGCGGATTGTCAGCGTCCAGTGTTTGTCGTCTACCTTGAGCACGTCGGCCATACCATCAAGCCCGGCTTTCATGCGTGCCAGGGCGTTGTCCAGGTCGTACTGCCTGCGGGTTGGCGGGTAGAACGTCAGGGTCAGGTGCAGGCTGGCGGCCTGGATCGGGCGTGCGCCTTGCTCCATGGCCTGCCAGAAACAGGCCTCGCGGTATTGCTTTTTGAGCTTGGCGGTCTTGGCCCAGTGGTTTCTGGCGTTCGGGGACAAGCCGGCTGGTGGCCATGGCAGCTTGATGATCATTTCCACCTCGTCCAGATCAGCCAAGCATACAGCGCCAGAACAGCCCACCACTGGCCAAGTGCAACAAGTGCAATGGTCAGCAGGACGGGCCACAGGGTTTCAAGCTGCTCCATTGTCGCCTTCCAGCCGGTCGGCCACCAGGGTGGCGTAGCCTGCGATGTCGATCCAGTTGTCGGCATAGTTCGGGTCGCCGTTCAGGATTCTAGCCACCTTGTGCATAATCATTTCCAGGGCCTCGGCTTGGTCATGGGCCAGCTTTGCCTCGCGCTTTGCAGCGAACTTCCACAGAGCGTGCTTGAAGGTCTGCGAGATTTCGGCATGGCCATCAAATGCCCCATACCTGCTGCCGCGCTCGGCCAGCGTTGCGTTGATGTCGGTCATTTCAGTCGCTCCAGGGTTTCGGCCAGCAGGTCGGCCTCGTTGAATCCGTAGTGCTTGGCAAAGCCCTTGGTGCCAAGGCCGTGCACGCCGGTGTTGCCTCGGTGGTGTTCTGGGCACAGCGGGATGACGTCCATGTGCTTGGCACGCTGGCCAATGCCGGTTCCGTGCCTTGGGTGGTGCAGCTCGGCCGGTGTCGCGCCGTAGCCGAGGCGGTGACAAACAGCGCAGCCCAGCTCAGCCACGCGGCTCATGTGCTTGCGTTCTGCGATTGTGGTCATTTGCGTGCGTGGCAGTCTCTGCCCTGGTTGCAGTCTTGGTTGCAAGGTGGGCAATTGTTCAGGCCAGCTTGCATCCCGGTCTTGTAAGCCGAGCGCAAGGCCCACGTCCATTGCTCGCGGTCGGTGTCGTCCATTGTGTCGATCTCGGCAGGCAGCGGGTAGGTTTGAAACCACTCGTCAAAGGTCATGATTCATTCTCACTTCACGGTAGCCACGCAGCAGCTCTTTGGCCGCTTCGTGTAGGTTTTCCAGTGTCTCAAGCGAGACCACGATCTCTTGGCTGTCCTGCTCGATCTTGAAAAACAGCGTGCGGCCGATTTTGCTTTCAGGGTCAAGGCTGATGTCCAAGGCGATGGCGTCGCCATTTGCAACTTCGAACATGGTCGGTCGGTAGGTCATGCGTTGCTCCTTGCTCGGATGGCGGCGGCGCACTTGCCTGCGCCATCGCTTTCGCCTTGCACGTAGCTGCTGGCGCGTCCGTCTTCTTGGCCGGTGTATGGGGCGCGGCCTTTGAACAGTGACCAGCGGTCAACCTCGATGTCATCGCATGCCACAGCGCACGCCTCGCGCTCGGCAGCAAGGATTCTGCCAAGGTCGTCGGTGTTGACGATGAACACCCCTTCTGTTGCAGTTTCTGGCAGGCCTTGCTCCAGCGCTATGCGGATGATGTCTTCTCGGTTCATGTGATCTCTCCAGTCTCTGGGTCAACGTACTCAGGCGCGGTGAAGCGCACGCCATGCTGCGCACCGAAGGCCTCGATCAAGTCCTGCAGCTCGCTCATCTCGGGCTTGGTCATCTTGCTGGTGGACTTGCCGAGCACCACAAAGCCACCATCGATGCCAGGCACGACGTCCTGCTTTGTCATCGAAGCGGTCATCACGTGCTTCCATTCCTCGGCGCTCAGCTTGCGGCCGTACCAGTCGACCTGCTTGGCCACATCGGTCAGCATCGCCCACAAACGCGCATTTTGTGCGAGTGTGCGGGTTTCTGGCTTGATCTCCACCACCATGCGGTGGCCAGCCATCAGCAGCGATTTGAGCAGCGGCCAGATCTGCTGCGTCAGAACTTTGTGTGCCTGCACCGGCTCCCAGAGGGTGAATCGTTGGCGCTCAGTCATTTGATTCCCTCCCGGACTGCGATCCAGCACTCGTCGATGCTGAGGGGGGTTTCGTCAATGCCTGGCGCACGGACTCCAAGATGCGCTCCCGGCCAGGGTTCTGTGAGTATCGGTCGATGGCAGCCAGCATCCCGGCTGCTGCCGCCTTGTTCGGCCTGGCGCTCAGCACCAGCCGAGTGCAGCACTCCAGGCAGCTGAAGTGGTACTGGCCACTCAGTGGGTTTTTGCCATACGCTTCGCAGCTCTTGCATGTCATTCTCCCTCCTGCAGGCGCAGCGCCTTTTTGGCCATGTCGATGCTGCCAGCGCTGATTCGCGCACCTGCTGCCTGCCTGGCCAGAATCTTTCTCGCCCAGTCTCGACCGTCACCCATGGCCACGAACTCCACCGGGCCGATGGGCTTTTCCTCTGGCGGTGGAAGCCTGCGCGGCTGGTCATCGCTGAAGGTCTTGCGCGGCATGACCGCTTTGCAGATCGCCTCAAACTGCGGCAGATTTGGCGGAAACTCTGGGCACTCGTCGGCCAGGCGTCTTGCAGCCGTCTCGATGGTGTCCGGTGAATACTTGGCCAAAGCTGATTCCCAGACGAGCATGGCAGCGCGGATTCCCTTGTCTTTGCCGTTGGCGTCGCGCTCACCTGTGGAAAACTTGGTGGTGAACAGGCTGCCGTAAGACCCATGCAAGACCAGAAACAGCTTTCGGATCGTCGGGTTGTCGCCACGTGGTGCGGGTTGTTGGCCAGCGTTCTGGATGGCCTGGCTTGCCATTTCTGCGAGGTTATTCATCGTCGAACACCCCATCAAAGATTGCGCGGGAGGCGGCAGCGTGCTTGTGCTCGTTTCGGCCAGCCGTCCTGGCTTGGTTCTGTCGCCGCACCCAGTTGCGCCAGGTTGCATCCCAGTCGGTCTTGACGCCCTTCTGGCCAGGCTGGGCAATCCAGTAATCCTTAAACTCGTCGAACACCTGTCGCGGCACAAGGTCGGGGCGTTCCTGTTTGCAGAAGTCAGCCCAGTCGACAGGAAGGAGGCAGTCTGATGGCAAGCGCGATCCGCGCTGCTTTTTATTCTTGTGTTCTGGGTCTTGTGTAATGTGTATTGTGTCTTGTGTAGCATTGCTTTCGCTATGCGTTCGCATTGCGTTCGCATCTTTCTGCTTGCTCCACCGAGCTTTGGCGCTTTCGCTGGCCTTGCTGGATTTCTCGCCAGCCTTGGCAATCTCTTGATCTGCCCGGTGGTTTGCCCATCCGGTTTCAGTGCGAATGAAGAACTCCTGCAAAACGACCGCAATGCAATCGGTATGCGTTCGCATCCTGATCAGGCGTGCAATCTCAGAAGTTTCAAGCGGAAGCGGTGTCTCGTGCAGGTAGTACCAATCGAGCATGCGCCGATAGGCCAAGTCCTCAAGTTCCGTCAGGTGTTCAGTGTGACTTTTGTAGTCACCTATGTTGAACTGGTAGTAGTGCATTTTTACCTCACATCATCGGCAGTCATCACAAAAGAATCAGCGGCAGGACGGTGATGAAGCGTCTTTTCGGGAGCTACCCTAGCCGTGATCAACATTCAATTTACCTCAGACCGAAGGCTCATTCAAGCTCTTGCGGTACATGGCACCAAACCTTTTATCGAGGGCTGGCCTCCACCTGAAAGCCACGCCATTGATCCGCCAGGCCTGGACAGCCGGGCCGCTTGGGGCACCTATGGCCTTGGCCACCGCCTTGTAAGAGCCGAGGCTCTTTCTGGCAAAAGCCAAGACCTGTGCGAAATATTGGTCGTCTTTGTTCATGTCCGTGACTGTAGCACACATCCAACAAAAAAATAAAAGATTTTTTGTCGTGGCCGTATAAATTTATCTTTTACTGTGCTATGATTCGTTTCACCAACAACCAACCACGAAAGGTAAACACGATGGAAATCAAGCAGATCGCAGCAGCACTGGTCAAGGCCCAGAAAGCCTTTGGCCCAGCACTCAAGACCAAAACCAATCCGCACCTCAAAGCCAAGTATGCTGACCTTGGCGACTGCATTGAGGCTGTGATCGATGGCCTCAACAACAACGGCATTGCCTTGATGCAACAGACGCACGAATGCGAATCTGGCGTCCTGGTGGAAACGATCTTCATCCACGAGTCAGGTGAAACATACTCGGCTGGCAAATTCCACGTCCCAGCCGTCAAGCATGACGCCCAGGGGTATGGCAGCGCCTTGACCTACGCACGCCGCTACAGCCTGATGGCTGCCTGCGGTATTGCCCCAGAGGATGACGACGGTCAGGCCACCAGCAAGAAAACACCGAAGCAACTGGACGGTTATCCAGAGTACGAGGCCGAGACGCTTCCAGCAATGCGAGAAGCGGCCATGCAAGGCGAGAAGGCATTGTCTGATGCTTTCCTTGCGCTGCCAAAGTCAGCCCATAAAGCGGCCTTCTGGCAAGCCCAAGGCCCAGCTCTGAAGAAGGCAGCAAAAACAGCCGACACACAAGGAGAGGTAGCATGAGAGTCATCACCGCAGACCAAGGCACCGAGGAATGGAAACAGGCACGCGTCGGTGTGCCATCAGGCTCAAAGTTCAGCGACATTATGGCCAAGGGTAGTGGTGCAACCCGCGCCACTTACCTGACTGCATTGGCCTTGGAGCGCATCACCGGAGTGCGCGAAGAGTTCAAGACGACCTTTGCCATGGATCAGGGCACCGAGCGCGAACCTTTCGCCAGGCTTGCTTATGAGGCACACACAGGACAGCTTGTCGAAGAGATCGGTTTCTGCATGCACGACACGCTGCAGGTCGGAGTCAGCCCTGATGGACTGGTTGGCAAGGTCGGGATGACCGAATACAAGTGCCCGATGCCAAAGACACACCTGGAGTATTTGCGGCTTGAGCCAGGCAAGTGCCCAACGGCATACCGCTGGCAGGTACAAGGCCAGCTTTGGGTGGCCGAGCGAGAGTGGTGCGACTTCGTGTCATACAACCCAGATTTTCCAGAAAACGCCCAGCTCATCATTCGCCGGGTGATGCGCGACGAGAAGGCCATCAAAGAACTGGAGACAGAAGTGGTCAAGTTCATAGACGACATCGAGCGCGAGGTCGAGTTCATAAAGTCTTACAAGGATGCAGCATGAAAGGCCGAGACCTTCGAGACGCTGGCATTGCTCGCGTGTCCATTGGCCGCGAGGACTGGATTGCAAAAGCACGCAGCCTAGCAGTCAGCATCGCCAAGCGATCTGGCCAGGTGACCATCAACGACGTCCGGCAGTTCATCGACCTGCCTGATGACTTCCATGTCAACACATGGGGCGCGGTTCTGAGGGGTGACGCCTTCGAGCCTGTCGGATTCTGTCAAGCCACCCACCCATCGGCCCACGCTCGGGTCATCCGCATCTACAAACTGAAAGGGCAATCATGAAAGCACAAGGATTGGCACGCATCGGCAAGGACGCCGAGGTTCGATACACACCAGGCGGCACACCAGTGGCCAACGTCTCGCTGGCGTTTACGTTCGGCAAGAAAGGCGACGACGGCAAGCGCCCGACGCAGTGGGTTGACGCCTCCATTTGGGGCCAGCGTGCCGACGGCATGGCACCTTACCTGCTCAAGGGCAAGCAGATCGTGGCGTACCTGGAGGACGTGCACCTGCAGACCTACACAAAAGGCGACGGCACCACGAACACCAAGATGGTGGCACGCTTGGCCGATCTGGAATTTGTGTCGGATGGCTCAGACCACAAACCAACACAAAAGCCGCAAAATGAAGCACAATCGCGTCCGACTCCAGCGCCGCAAGGTTCTGGGTTCGACGACATGGACGATGACATTCCCTTCTGATGGAGACAAAAATGGAAGAGCAACAACCAAAGCGGCCACCGTTCAAGGTGTCTGGGTCGGCAGCGATCAAGCACCTGAACGTGCGCAAGGAAGGGCCAGACGACGAGAAGATTCTGGCCGTGGACATCAAGATGGAGATCAAAGGCATTGACAAAGCGCTGTGCGGGTACTTTGACGAGGCTTTGGAGGCATTCTTGTGGCGAGGCGATACCGACGCCCTGATCGTCCGCAATCTCTGGCTGACGCCCGTGCAGTATGGCAACCTGGTGTCGTCGGCCACGGCTGAGATCGGCAGCCAGACGTTTGTCGGCGCTGAGATCAAGAAGTTCAGCATCGTACCGCGTGACGGTGGCGTGATCGCGCTGACCTGCAGCGTGACCATCTACCCCACAGCATCCGAAGTCTCGCAGCTGGCCAAGCTGGTGCAAGACGAAACCAGCGTCCTTCTTGAAGGGCCGCCAGACCTTTTCGATTAATCAACCCAAACGGAGCAAAAATGAGCACACGCATCTACCTGGTCACCGACGTGGAGACCAACAAACACCGCCTTATTCGCGCAGGCAACCAGGCCCAGGCCATCCGGCACGCCGCCCAGACCCAATTCGACATCGAGGTCGCTGGCCAGGATGATCTGGTGAGCCTGCTGCAGGCCGGTATCCCTGTCGAGCCTGCTGGCAGCCAAGCCACGATGGACATGTTCGAGGATGCAAAGGAGGCAGCATGAGCACTGGAAACAAACGCCAATACGTGACCGTCCGCCTGCCGGACGACATCATGGCCAAGCTCAAGGCCGAAGCCGAGCGCAACACTCGCAGCCTGTCTGCCCAGGTGCTGCACTTCCTGAAACAAGGCCTTGAGAAGGTGAAAGCATGAAGCGAGGCTGGCAGTTCGACGTAGAGTGGTTCAAGCGTCGCTGGCCATTCTTCGCTGTTGGCATCAACAACAACGAGTTCATCTTGAGCCTGTGGGTGGTCGATATGACCATCTGGAGGTACTGATGGACAAGCGGCACATCCTGCTTGCGTACTGCAAGCCATCGGCCATGCACTTGGCCGTGTGCAAGGCTGCCGGATGCGGGTCTCGACCTGCTCTGGCAGTTTTTTTTGACCGGGTTGAGAAACAGATCAGCATTTTGGAGTTCAAGCCATGACCTACGCATCCGAACAAGACACTGAAGAACTGCTGCGCGTTGGCAAGATGCCAAAGCCTCTACGCCTTGCCGCCATGCTGGAAAAAAAAATGCAGTGGCCATTGCATGGCAAGGCTGCGGACTGCTTGCGCGAAATGTATGACTTACTGCAATGCTGCGAAACTGAGATGCGCTACGCAGGGTGGGACAAGCGTGAAGCCGACAACCCCGTGCGCAATGATGTGTATGAGGAAGTCAAAAGCATGCTGGAGAAAAACACATGACAGAAGACGAGATGAAGTTGGACATGCTGGTGGCCGAGTTGGAGTACGAGAACCGGCTTTTACGGGCACGCAACGAGCGACTGGTATCCGAGGCCCAAGCCAGCAACTTTGAGCGCACAGCGGCCTGGCTTAAGGCCTGCGGCAAGGAGCAGCTGAACCCTGCGCACCTGTCAGTCCAGATCGGTGTGCATTTCGAGGAAATGGTCGAGCTGCTGGAGTGCATCGATACAGACTGCGCCGAGGACACCAACTCGCTGGAATGCCTGTCGGACGATCTGCGTCTGATCGCCACCAGCCTGAAAAAAGGCATCACGCAGGCATTCATCAAGACCGGCAAGGAGGTGCACGCACTGGATGCATTGTGCGATACCGAGGTAACCGGCAACGGCATCGCTTACCTGGCTGGGTTTGACAAGAACGGAGCCGACCAGGAAGTGCTGGCCAGCAACGAGTCCAAGCTGGTGGATGGCAAGCCGGTCATCCTGCCAGGCGGCAAGATCGGGAAAGGCCCGAACTACCGTGCGCCAGAGCTGGAGAAGTTCGTGTGAAAAAGCGCAAGCGACAGCCAAGGCAAAAGCGGTACACATTGCTGGATGAGCTGGCCGCCAGCCCGACAGAGCCATTGCCGCAGCAGTGGCGCACCTATCAGCTCACCAGGATGTACGCAGGCCTGAGCAACCTTGAGCAGGCCGACAATCCAACACCGGACGACTGGCGCGTCGTGTCGGATGCCGTCAACCTGGTCGAGACGCTGGTGCTGGAGATGAAGGTCTGCCAGGACGACAGTGGCCTTCTGATGGACGCCATCACCGCGCTGGCCACGGCAGGAAAGCGCAGCAAGGAAGGCAAGACCCTGCGGCTGGACGGTGCTGGCATTGTGGCCGTGCGCTCCATCCTGCGGGACTATTCCGAGCTGCTGGACGTGCTGCCAGCCAGGACGATGGTGCGCTGCCACCGGCTGACAGAGCAGCGAATCCAAAACATCCTCGACGGCAAGAAGCGACCGCATGACGTGGAAATCTGCGATTTGTAAGGGTTTGTCCTAATGCTTGTGTTTGTGGGTGTTTGTGGTAAGATGTGGTCATCGCAACCAAGGAGCCACCATGAACAAGCTGATCGAAACCTTCCGCAAGTGCCCAACACCGGCCAACCGGGCCAAGCTGCAAACCTACCTGCAAAAGCACATGATGGCCGTGTGCCTGGCAACACCGGAAGAAATCGCCTTCCTCAAAACCCACGAGTTCAAGATTTAAGGAGACCGACATGCAACTCAAACGCTACCACGTCATCCTGGCCGCCATCGGCCTGATCATCGCCATGGGAATCGTCGGCCAGTCCGACATGGAAGAAGAGCAGCGCCAGGCCGAGCAGTATTGCGAAATGGTCAAGCTCTGGAAGCAGACCAAGGGCCAAGCAGGCTGGCCTGCCTACAACGGTGAAGGGGTGTGCAAATGAGAACCGAGACCAGCGTCCACAAAGTGGCCAAGATCGAGATCGGTGAACGCCGATTCCACGACAGCGAGACCAGCCCATTCTGGGTGCGCGAGATCGTCATCACCGACGTGGATGGCCACAGCCACACGATCAACGTGTATGCCAATGGCCAAGAAGATGAAGACTGCCTGAAGGTGACGACATGATCTACATCGCAGAGATCGAAAGCCGGGTGGCTGGCATTCCTTGCCTGATTGGTGTGTCGCACTTCGACTGCGTGCGCGGGTCGTACTCCTACAACGCAGCCAGCGACATGGACTATTACGGCTACACGGAAAGCGAGTGGGACGTGCTCGACCGCCGAGGCCGTCCGGCTGCCTGGCTGGAGCGCAAACTCACCGACGACGACCGCCAGCGCATCGAGCAGGAGATCGCAGAGGCCATGACTGAGGAGGCGTACTGATGGACGCGCTTCAACACTTCGACCAGCTGTATGGTGATCTTGTCCTGTCTCCACAAGACGCCGCTAAGTGGGTTTTTGCGTCTGGGTGGAATTCAGCACTTACAGAGCTGCTGGACAGACTGCACCAGATGCCGATGGACACAGACACCAAAGCATCGTTTGCCGTGTATTTCCAGCAAATGATGCACGTCGATCCAGCTGAGATTCAAAGGAGGATGCAGTGAGCCAACTCAAGCCAACAATGGCTAATCAAAACCCACGCGGCATGTCTGTCGCTCGACTCGGATCCCGTGAGCAGCGAGAGTTTATTGAGCATGAGGCCATCGACATTTTCACCACAATGACAAACGGTGGATGCACATTCCAGCAGGCTTTGGCAGCCATTTTCCTAAGCGGGATGAGTGTGGCCAAGGAGGTGTCCAAGTGAGCAAGATCAAAACGCTGGAAATTCCAGATCATCACAAGGCAAACGCTAAAGCAATGCTGCAAGAGGCAATGGATGAGGCACCAGACACAGTGATCGTTCTGGCATTTTGGAAAGATCGCGGTCAGTTCAAGATCAAGTCGTCAAGTGCGTCAGATCGATTGTTTGTGCTTGGTGCATTGGAAGAAGCTAAGCACAAGTTCATGATGGACGGTTACGCCTGACCAGCACGACGCCTAGCGTTTGTATCTGCCTGCCACATATCCCTGCACTCAGGCCCACAAAAGCGTCTGTCGCCATCCACAGGCTCTTCGCAGTAGTGGCACAGGCCAGTCGGCTGCAAACGCTGGTGAGGCTCCCTGGCGGTGCGCAGGCAGGCCTCGCGCTCTTGTTCTTCTCGGATGGTTGCTTGGTCGGAAACGTCGGTCATAGAAAAAAGCCCGGCACAGAGACCGGGCAAGGCTGCCGAAGCAGCTGGAGACAACTTGCAATCAGGCTTTCCCTTTGATGCGCTCAAAAGTGCGAAGTCCACCAAGGCCCAACATGCCTGTCAGCAAGACCATCAGGGTCTCATTGTCGATTGGTGGCAAAGGTGGCACAGAGCCTCCACAAACAACCACCAGCCACGGCAAAAGCGGCTGGATGAGGAACTGGTACACCAAGCCGAAAACACACGCCCAGCCGGTCGCTGGACGCCAGCCGCCACGGAACATGTCGGTGCCAGCCTCGACCTTGTTTACCTCAAGTTGGCCAAGCGCCAGTTTGGTCTCTGCGTCCAGCACAGCCAGCTCGCCTTTCTGGGCCAACTCCATCAGCCTGATCTTGGCGTCTGCGCTGGCTTGTGGGTCGGGCAGCACCTTCTCAAGGATGGTGCCGATCACGGGGATAAGTGCTTGCCACATATTGACTCCAATTCTTGTTTAGTTTAAAGTGAACCACAATCAATTTTCTAAAAGTGCAAAATGAAACTTGGCGAGTTGCTCAACAACACAAAGCGTAATGGAGACTGCATGATTTGGCAAGGTAATGTCATGTCAGATGGATACGGTCGGGTGTACGTTGATCACAAACCATGGCGCGTGCATCGACTGATCATTACATTGGTCACCAGGCAGCCTATTCCAAAAGGCTATTTGGTTTGCCACACTTGCGATACACCTCTGTGCTGCAACCCTGACCATTTGTTTCTCGGAACGCCAAAACAAAACCATCATGATGCGATGGCCAAAGGTCGCAACACAAAAGGCGAGAAGGTCAATACTGCAAAACTGACCGAACAACAGGTCATTGAAATTTTGCACCGATGGCATACCGCAACAAAAAAGTATGGCCTGCATTCTTCGCTTGCACGTGAGTTTGGTGTGACATCAGCCAATATTCGTGGGCTGGTGCTTGGCAAGACTTGGAAGCATCTTCAGGGATAGTCTTTCCAAGGTAGCTGCCAGTGTGGCCCGTCCTTCATCTTCCAGTCACCACCCCACTCAATTGGAACATTTACCTGCCTTGCCGCCTCTTTCATGGCTGCCGCGATCTTGTGATACAGAGGCCAAGACCAATCCACCTGGTTGTCCACCCAAGCCCCAAGATCGACCGCGTGGCCGGTGATGTGACGCGAGTTGAGGGTCTGGCTTGCACCGGACTCCATCAGCGTCTTCTGGCGTTCAGGATCGCGCAAGCCTTCCAGGACAGTGAAGTCCACGGTGGTGATCTCAATGGCACGCTCGACAACCTTCACCAGGTCATCGTGCACGCCTTTGAGTCTCTGCTTTGAACGTGCGCCGAGCTTGTACATCAGCTTTTCCAGTGGCTGGCCACAAAGCCAACAAAGGCCGAAAACACCGAGGCGATACTCATGCCAATCCAAAGACCACCCTTGGAGCGATTGGCCAGGGCCAGCAGCTCTTCGAGTTGGTGCTCCATTTTGTCGACCTTGCGATCCATGTCCTGGACTTTCTGCCAGAGGACGCCGTACTTCACCAGGTCGATCTCGTTCCCATCCGACATGACGTCAGCCTCCAACATTAAATGCCTTCACCAGGCGTGACGTAGACGGTGGTCGCGCCAGAGGCCAGACCGCTGAAGAAGGTGTCTTTGTTGAAGCGCAGGATTTCCACTGCGCCTGGCACAAGGACGATGGCGTCCGAAGGCGTGCCAGCAACTGGTGCAACGGCAGCAGCCTGGGCCAGTGCAGCGGTCGGGCCAGTGCCCAAAAACACGGTGTTCGAGCCTGCGTTGACGAAGCGGTACTGGCCTGTGGCTTGAGCGTTGAACTTCTCAAAGACAGGAGCTTGCACGCCCGTTGGGGCTGTGCCTGCAGCCGCCACGACGACGGTCTTGCCTTGTGGGTTGAATGCGATTTGGCTGTTTGTTGCCATGATTGTTCCTTTCAGAAATTAACGAGAAAGCCACTGTCCACTGAACACCGCGCCGTCAGATGCAAGTACATCAACGGTGTCTGCGCCTATGCCAGCAACGACAACTTGAATGAATGCAAAATCGTTTGTGTCCATGTCAGCTATCACAGCTCCATTTACAGTGACGTTTCCAGAAGTGTCGCGCTGGTTTGCAAAACTCCCACGGTAGACCTCATAAGTCTTATTGGACGTTGCAATCCGAACAACGGCAGTCGTGGAGCCATTCGGCACATTTAACTTGACACAGCAACTCAGCAAATACTTGCCAGTCCTGTTCACTGTGAATCTTCCAGTGGCAGGGTTGTACTGGTTCAAGTAATCGTAGATTTCTGTGTCACACAGAATCGTGTATTCGGTTCCGTTGCCAGTGACGTTGTTCAAGTCAGCAGATAAGCCAACAGAAAAAGCCGAAGGCTGATAAACGTACTCAGGCAGGAATCCTTCACTTGCAGGAATGTCTCGACCTGTCACGTTGTCATCAACGACAAGTCCAACAGCGCCGTTTGGGTTGATGTTTCGCAAGTTTGCGAAACCAGTGAAGCCAGACCCAAACGCAATCATGTTGTTCACATACGTCGATGATCCAGTAAGAGTGTCAGCAGACAAATGGCCGGGGCCACCCATCTGAACGCACGTGTCGAGAATGTCCTCAAAGTGGCATCCTTGAATAAGCAACGAGTCGCCAACAATGTTGATGCCAAGACCTAGTTTATTTGCAGAAGATCCTGCGATTGTGGAGTTGTTCAGCATTAAAACAAACGACCCCACCAGTGAAATTTGATTGACCTGAATACCTTTAGAAAATGCCGCAGTCGAATCAGCGAAGATTTCCATATCGGACAGCTTCAGCAGTGCAGCGCCACCGTACCCATCAGAATACAAAAATCCGATTGGCGTCGTGCCGTCAAAGTAGATCAGCACTCGATCCATGCCGCACGTTTCTTGCCATGCCTGTGAATACACGACAGCAGTCATGTTCTTCCCACGCGCATCAATGAACATGTCACGAATCCAAGATGCAAACATGGAGCTTGTTCCGTTGGATGCGTGGAACATGTACTGTGACGAAAACGACGGGTGCGGCTTGATTGTCGTGCCTCGACCGTTCGCACCTTGCAAACCAACACGATTTGGCAAAGTGATCGTTGTCCCGATGAGGTATGTGCCTGTCGGAAGGTACACCACAGCTCCTGTTGAGCCAGCAACGGAAGCAGAGGCCGCTGTGATTGCAGCTTGAATGGCAGCAGCAGAGTCAGACACACCAGTCGGGTCTGCCCCGTAATCAAGGACGTTGAACGGAGCGCCTTGAATCATTGAGTAGGAAACTTTAGTCAGGCTCATGCGTGTTCCTTAAACAATGTAAGTGCCTGTGAAGACCATATATGCAGCACCGAATCCCATTGGATAGCATCTACCGTTTGTGTAGAGCCAATTCAAAGTCGGTGTTCCTGGGCCTTCTGCGATTGATGTTCCAACACCTTGTTGAGCTGGCGTGAATGGAAGATTGAAATAAACATTTCCAGCGGTTCCAGAAATTGCACCAGCACCAGTGGCATAAGTGAAATAAACAACACGACCAATCTTGGTGTAATAGCCGGTTAAGTTTGTCGGTGTTCCTGTCAAACCTGTCCAAGTGACTGTCCAGGTGCCTTCTTCATAGTCATCGAGCACTTCTTTTGTTACGCCTGGCAGGTTTGCATTGGCAGAAAAATCAATGCCATTACCTGCTGTCCCAATGACAAGATCGCCATCAACGATGGTCTGATCTCCGTAGCGCGTTGATGGATTCCCAACAGTTTTCAACATGGTTATCTCCTTAGATCAAAAACTCAATGGTTGAGTTGAATGGCGGCGCTTCTGAGAATGTTACATTCCCACTAGCCACTGTGTAGGTGTTTTGATTCTGATATACGCCATTGATAAAAATCTCTTTTGGCGCAGAAGACACGGCAAATATGGTTTGAGAACCGTCGCCCGTTGCATTGGATGCAGTGAATCCATTTCCAGCCAAGTTATCAGTCAGAGCAGAATAAATCGTGCTGCCATTTCTATTCATCACTCGGATGCTGTAATTTGCACCAACATAGAAACGAGCAGGCGTTCCGTTGCGTGATGGGTAGCCACCAAGTGTGCGGATCGGTTGAGGCGCTGAAATAGTCAGCTCTGCATCCCAATAAACGTTGATCGGGTTTGTCTGAGGGTCTAGATTTGCAGCTCCAATCCATATGTAGCCAGCCTCAAGAGGTTGACCATCAATGTCTGCGAAGACTGGATATGGTGGGTTAACTTCAATAGCGGACATTATTGGTTCTCCTGGTCGAATTGCTCCTGGGCCTGCAGCGATTGAACGATGAACTTCTCACGCGCACTCATTTCGCGTGGGAGCTTCACCGCGTCGGCAAACTTCTGGAAAGATTGTGACATCAAGACAGCCTTTACGGTAGCCTTGGACGGTTGGTTGCCTGTTGAAACTGTCTCGACAGCCAGGCGCTGAAACTCAGGCGACGAGATCAGCTCATCGGCCGCTTTCAGTGCGCCAGGCTTAGTCTTGGTCAGCGCAGCGGCCAGGCCAGATGCAATGCCAGCACCAGGCAAGCCGACGGCAGTAGTGGCCGCCTCGATTGGCAGGCCGACTGCAGCACGCTTGGCCACGCCATAGATGTTTGTCAGCAGGTTGTCAGCGCCTTGCAGCTCCTGCTGGACGGCCTGGATGCGGCCAGTGGTGATGCGCTCGCGGGTGGCCTTGCTCACGTTGCTGGCCACGCGGTACAGGTCGGACAGCTGCTTGCGTGCAGGCTGCGGCAGGTTGGCCATCAGCGCAGCATAGGCTTGCTTGTTGGCCAGCAGGCCTTCGTACCACTTGGCATAGGTGTTGAAGTTCAGAGCGCCATTCTGGGTGGCTTTGCCGAATGCAGTGTTCAGGGCCGAGGCCGTGACCATCTGGCGCATGTCCTTCGGGATGGCCGTCAGAATCTTGGCCAGCTTATCGGCATCGCCCTTGGTCAGGGACATGGTGGCAGATTCCAGTTTGCCCACCAGGCTCTGGTCGAGCTGGCGGCCGAACAGGGACACCATGTCATCCTCAAAGCCCTTGCGCATCTGCACCAGGCTCTTGGCCAGGCGGTAGCTTTCGCCTTGGCCAGCGCCTTGGGCCAGTGCGAACTGGTCATCGTCGATCAGGCGGTAGAGCTGCTTTGCAAGGCCTGTGTCAGCATCAGCAAACGGGCCAGCCTGGCGTGCAGCAGCGCCAACGTCACGCCTGACGTCATCGATCAGGGCGTAGGTCGGGGCACGGGTGCCGATCACGTTTCCAGCCTCGTCCTTGATGGGCTTAGGCGTCAGCTTGCTGCGCACCATTTTTTCCAAGGCAGACAGGTTTTCAGCGCCGTCCAGATCGTCAGCACGACGCTGCACGAATTCCAGAACGTTGGTGGCTTCGCCACGGGTCTGCGACGGAATCTGCGTGCGCAGCGCCTTGTAGGCGTCGTCAGCCTGGGTGGCCAGATTGGTCACGGTTTGGTCGAGCTGCGTGCGCACGGCCTGGTTGAGCTTGCTCAGGTCGGTCGTTCCGCCGATCTCGTTGATCAGGCGGTCGGCACGAAGTCCGACTTGCTCGAGGCCCTGAATCTCGGCTGCTCGGGTCTGGCTGCCAGGGATGGACTTCACGGCCTGGGCCAGCTCGCGGTAAGCCTGGTTCGAGGTCAGGTGGTCGGGCTGCAGGTATTCGTCGATGCCAAGGCGTCGGGCAGCCTCCAGCACTTTCGGGTCGGGTGCGGCCTGGCCAGCCAGCACGGATGTGGCTCTGGTTGCGCCCATGCCACCCTCGGCGGCCGTGCGTGCGGTCGTGGCCAGCTCCTGCGGTGTCATGGCGGCAGCCGGAGCAGCCGGTGGCGTGACTTGCATGGCAGAAGGCTGGACTTCAGGCGCAGCAGCGGCAGCACGAACAGGTGCAGCAGGTGCCATCGCCGTGCCCATGGGAGCGCCAGCAGGGGCTGCAGGGCCAGCAGCTGGGGCAACAGGTGCACGGGCAGCACGGACGGCCTGCACGCCGCGCACAGCGGCCGGAAGTACGGGAGCCAGCGCAGCGGTGGTGGCCACCTCGCCAGCGTCGAATCTGCCGCCAGTGGCAGCCTGTGTGGCCTCGATGGCGGCCTGGGTTCCACCAGCAGCAGCGGCCATGCCGGGAAGTGTGGTGGCGCGACCAGCCGGGGTGAAGGCAGCCAAAGCTCCAGCAGCGCGGGGAATGTCGCTCACCTGGAAGCCGGGCTTGATGGCGTACATCTGGCCGTCGATCGACGACTGCAGCACGAAGTTGCCCTTCTCGTCCTGGCTGACTTGCACTCCTGGGAAGTTGGACTGGATGACCTGCACAGTTTCCTGCGGGTTGGTCATCATCGTGCCCAAGGCCGACTTAAAGCTGGCCATGCTGAAGGTGTTGAGCTCGGGCATCGATGCCCAGTCGGGCAGCGCCTGAGTTGTGGGCGTTTCGCGCTCAGTTCCGGTGATGGCCTCGCGGATGCCGCCGAGCACGCCCAAGGCCTCGGTGCCTTTGAGCTGCATGCCAGCAGGAGCACGCACCATGCCATTCTTAACGTCAGCCTCCAAGTCCATCATTTCCTGACGGGTCATGCGGCCGGTGTTGTAGGCCTCGACCACAGCAGGCGGCAGCTCAGCGACTTGCGTGCTGGGCTTTGTGCCTTGGGCTGGCGCAGGCTGTTGGCCACGCAGGGCAGCGCCACGGGGCAGCATGATCGCGCCAGACTGAACGTCGGCCTCGAATTCTGCCGCCTCTTCAGGCGTCATCTGGCCGGAGCTGTAGGCGTTGAAGATGTTTTGAATCGAGCCAGGGGCCATAGCAGGGCCACCAGCAGCGCCAGCACCACCTCGGGCTGCCATGACGCGTTGAAACGTGCTCTCCCCACCTCCGGGGAGCGTGGCTTGTTGCTCTTGGCCGACACCGGCACTCACGCGCTCGATGTAGGACTTCGTGCGAGGCCCCCAGTTTTTCGGGTCAGTTCCACCGTGATACTCGGCAGCGGCCAGCTTGATGTCACCTTTGTTGCGCTGCAGGGATTCCTTGAGCAGCAGACCAGCAGCCTCGGCAGCGTTCTGTGGGCTGAGGTAGGCGTCCACTCCGTACTTATCCATCACAGCCTTGCGGGTGGCCGGGATGATCTGGAATGGCGTCTTGGCGTTGGCCTCGGACACCTGGTCAGCATTGCTGCGCTCGCCATAAAGCAGCACCGACTTGAGCAGACCAGACGGCAGGCCGAGCTTTTGCTCAGTGCCAGCGGCCAGGTCAGACCAGAACGGGTCTTTGTAGCTGTTTGGGGCTTGTGTCGCCATCGTTCGTCCTTAGCGGCCAGGCTGGAAAGTACCGCTGCCAAGCGTGCCCGGTGCAGGAACTTGGCCAGTTTGCGGGTTGGCCCAGCGCATGTAGCCACGCTGGCCGGTGACCACGTTGGCCTGCTGTGCAGCCAAGCCCTGGGCGCGTTGCTCGCCGTACTGGCGCATGAAGTCCACGAAGGTCGTGCCAGCAGGCACCTGGATGCCGCCGATGTTGATGTCGGTCTTGGCGCGGCCAAGGGAGCCGGTCGAGTTGACCCATTCAGCCTCGGCAGATTTTGCCGCCGCGTCGAACTGCTGCATCTTGGCCATGCCGCGCAAGAACGATGCGATGGTGGCAGCGTTGGCGGTTTCCTCGGGAAAACCCTTAAGCGCCAGCTGAATGTCCTTGTCGGTTGCCGGGCCAGGCGGCAGCATCTTGATCGCTTGGGTGTTGCGCAGGCGGGTGTATTCCTGGCGCATCTGCGTCCACTCGTCCTGGCGGCCGGTTGCACCTGCGAACCACTCGCTGGCCTTGGTCAGTGCGCCCTTGCCGCCTTGTGCGGATTCAATGCGGCCAGCCAGGTCAAGCATGCGGCCTGCAGCCTGCTCGTTGCCGACGGCTGCGATGGTGGCGTCGTTGACGATCTTGCGTGCGTCGTTGTCCAGCTTGGTGCCGGACTGATTCAGCTTGAACAGCTCCATCTCCACATCGGTCTGCAGCTTGTCGCGGTCAAGCGCCAGGCGGCCAGAACGTTCTGCGATCTGGCTGTCGATGTTGCGAATCTGTGCGCCGGTGTTGGCGTTTTCCAAGGCCAAGCGGGTCGGCGTGTTGGCCGTGACCAGCTCTTTCTCGGTCGCGCCAGCCTCGCCGGTGCGAATCTCAGCCGGGGCCTTGAGTGCCTTGATCGAGGATTCCAGCACCTTGTCGCCACCAGGAACACCGGCCAGCATGATGCCGATTGTCTTCTGGGCAGCGCCGGGGTTGGTCTCGGCCAGCTGGGCATAGGTCTCGTAGGCCTTGGCGCGATCTTCGCGGCCAGAGTTGCGCTCTGCATCGGCCTTCTGGCGGAGAAGGCTCACGCCGATCTGCGGTGCGCCGGAGCTGAATGCCGACATGACCTGTCCGCTGAAACGCAGCTCGTTGTCCTGCTGGTCTTTGTTCAGCGTGTCCCAGTTGGCACGCATGCTGGCTGCCTCTTTTTCAGGCAGCAGCATGGCGATGTTGGTGAAATCGCGTGCGGTCGGATTCGGGTTGTTGATCAGCGCCTGCATGCCCTGGTTGAGCATTTGCTGGCGTTCGGCAGCCTTCGCGGCAGCCTCTTGCTGCGTGCGAATGTCTGCGATGGTCGCGCCCAGCTTCAGGCCGCTGACGGCAGCCTCGAACGGGCTCTGAACGTTGATGGAGTAGTCGTAGGGTGCTGGCATGTTCTTGTCCTCAGAATAGGCTGCCGAAGCCAAGGCCAAGTTTGCCGCCTGCGCCGTACTGTGCGCCAAGCACCTGGGCCGGGAGGTTCAGCAGGCCGCTGAAGGCTTTAGCCTGGCCAAGCTCGCCACCAGCCAGAGCTGCGCCGCGTTCTCCAAGCAGGCCAGCAATATCGGCTCCAGTTTTAAGGCCAGCAGATGCTTGACCGGCTGCAGATGCCTGTCCCATTGTTGCAATATTTTGCTGCGTGGTTTGGCCAAGAGCGGTAAGACCCCCAAGTCTGCCATATTGATCTGCAATAGCTTGAGAGAGCATTTGTGGTCGAAATTGAGCAAGAGCGGCTTGAATGTTGCCGCCTCTTAATCCGCCTGTTGCAGATGCTTGCTGAAGGAGAGATTCTTCACCCTTTCTGACGAGCTCTTGAAATAGACCTCCTTGTTCAACGGCTGCTATTGCTTGACGTTGTGCTTCAAGGCCTCGAAGCCCAAGAAGTGCTTGCTGCTGTTCTAAAGCTGGCGCACCTGCTTCAGCGTATGGAGCAAGACCTTGCATTGCGCCAACACCTGCTGTTACATAAGGCTCAAGTATTTTCTTTGCCTCGTCAAACTGACGACGCTGTTCTGCAATGCCAGCTTCGCTGGCTCCTGCTTGTGCTGCAGCAGCATCACCTGCTGCGTCGGCTTGCATCAGGCCGCCGACGAGCTGTGTGCCGCCGACGATTAAGCCGGTAATTGGATTAGGCATGGCCAAACTCCTTCATGTATTCTTCAAACGTCTCGCCATACAGCTCCATGACCAAGTGGGCATTTTCGTTGGCAAACTTCGCGCCATGGCAAAGCTGCATGGCCATCAAGACCACGTCATAGTACCCAGCACGCCACATGTAGGAGCGTGCATCGGCAAGCCCGGCACGCTCAGCGCGGTCGGAGGCTTGCCACTTCAAGACCATGGATGCCACGCATGGCACCAGGACAGGGGAATTCTGCAGGAAGAAGGTGTTTTGATTCATCGCCACCAGGGTGTTCCAGATGGCGGCATTCAGATCGCTGCGCTCGACTGGATCGCCGTCTGCCACGTCGTCAAAGACCTGGATCGCGTTCCACAGCATCAACAGCCACTCAATGGCCGGTGCAGGCAGCGCCAGAACCTGTTGCAGGTTCTGTTTGAGGCTATCCGTACCAGTCATGCTCTACCCTCCAAGTGGCGATGAGCTGCTGGCGGCTCGATAGGCTCAGCACCTGTATTTTCCCACATTTGCATCACCTGTCAATCCATCTCAAAGTCGCGCTCTTCCCAGGCTTGGCAGGAACGCAGGTCGTGGCAGATGAAATCGAACTTGCGGCAGAAGCCACGGAAACCAGCGTCTGTGTCCCAATCGTTGCGCGGGATACGCTCCATTAATGCCTGCTTGTAGGTGCTGTTGTCGTAATACTCACAGTTGGAGCAGCGACGACGACGGGCCTCTTTCTCGTCAACCTGCATGGCCTTGCCAAGTGCAACCCAATAGACCTTGTTGGCCGTTGGCTCGTTGCTTGGGTTCTCTGGGCCGAGCATCCAGTCGTCGATCACCACCTGGGTGTTCTTCTTGTTCTCGGCCGCCGTGATGAACGGCATGGATTCAGGCAGGCCGGTGAAGCCAGCCACCATGATCTTTGGCATTTCCATTGTGGTCTCCTTAAGTGATTTCACGGCCAGAGGCGCGGATCGTCAGGGCAGTGGCCGTTCCTGTGGTCGAGATGAAGCCACCATTGGCCAGCACTTGGCCAACCAGCTCGGGGAATGTGTAGGTCTCGTCTGGTGCAATGGCGCGGCTGTCCACGATCAGGTTTGTCGTGCCTGCGCTGCCGCCGCTGCTCACCAGGTGCACGCTGATCACGGCATTGCTGGCGCTGGTGTTGGTGGCGGTAAATTTGTCGATGATGGCCGTGCAGTTGGTGGCGGTGTATTGCGTGGTCTGCGCCGCCTCCATCTGCTTGGAGCCAATGAGTGGTTTTGCTGTGACTGCCATGGTTTCTCCTTAAACGGCCTCTGCGCCGCTTGCTGTGATTGTCAGGCCTGCGGACGCTGCCTGCACCTGGATGGTTTCGCCTGCGTTCATGACTTGCACGCCGTTGTACTGCAGGGCGTTGTTTGCCGGGACTGCGACGTCGTACAGAAACGCATTGCCAGTGCCTGCTGAGCCTGCCGAAGGCACCAAGAACACGCGCACATTGATGGCCGCGCCTGTGGTGTTTGCGATGCTGAACTCCTTGAGCAGCGTGCGCGTGCTGGCCGGGACGGTGTAGAGCGTGGTCACGCCAGTGGTGATGGCGGCCTGGCCGAGCTTTGTTGGGGTGATGTTCTGAAAGGCCATTACATGCTCATCCATTCAAGCACCTGCACAGCAGATGCGGGTTTGTTTTCCCAGCGGGACTGCGTGGCATCGTAGAGCAGCACATCAAAGTCGTTGGGGGTTCCGGTGCCGTTGATGTAAACATCCTGAAGCCTTGCCAGCGACTCGGCAACAGTCATGCGCACAAAGATCGAGCCAGAGCCACCGCTGCCAGCGTTGACAACCACGGCCACAGGCACGTCGATGTTCGGGGCCTGCGGGGCAACGTTTGTCCACGTCCCAGGTGTTGCCGGGTCGAAATATAACAAGTCGCCATCTGTCCACACCTCGCCATACGGTGCACCTGTCGTGTTGAAGCCTCGCACCAGGCCGAAGCTGGTCACGTAGCCGAAAGCATTGTCAGCGATGTCTTGCGTGGTCACGCCCATCATGTAGTCGGCCAGCACCGATCCGTCAGCGATGGCCGGGCCAAAGGTCATCTTGCCAGATGATCCAACGGTGCCAGTGAACATCACAGGCGTGCCGTTTGCGATCAGTGAGCCACTGGTGTTCTTGGCGTAGTACATCAGCTCCTGGCCGACCTGCAGCACGCTGCCTCCGTACAGGCCAACATCTAGCGTTCCATCGTCCTGATTCCACTGCACACGCCTTGCTTGCGTGACATGAGGGCCAATCTCTGGCAGGTCAATGTAGTCCGTCACCACCGAGTTGTTGTTCTGGATCACTGGCGCGGTTGCCAGCATTTCCAGAGCATTTGCAATTCGGCCAAGCGTATCCAGTGCCTGCACAGCCTTCTGGTCTGCGTTGCCTGCGTTGATGGCTGCATCTTTGGACAGGCTCACGATTTGAGCCAGCGCCTCATTCGCTGTGGCCTGGCTGTTGCCTGCCAGCACATCGATGCCAGGCGTGTCCGGTGAAGATGAGATCTGATCGGCCAGGGCAAACAGACGCTCGAACTGCTTGATCTGCTCGAAGTTCTTGAGGAACGTGGCGAGCTGGTCGCGGGTGAGGTTGAGCTTCTGCGTTGCCATCAGTAGGCCAATGGCTCGATCTGAGCCTCAAGACGGATGAAGGACAGGTGCGCCTGGCTGTCGCCACGGAAACGCTGGATGCGCCAGTTGCGCATGTGGCCCTGCTGGAACCAAGCAAGACGCTTGCGGCTGCCGGTCGTGCCAGCACGGATGCTGCGCTCTTGGCTCCATGCCTGGCCGTCCACGCTGTAGCTTGTCGAGATCATGGGATCGACGCCAAGCGCCACGCTGCCGGTCAAACTGACCAGCTCCAGCTCGTTGAAGATCGCGCCGTTGCTCTCGTTGTAGACGATCAGCGTGCCGAACTCCCAGCGCACGATCTGGCCCCAATGGCTGCTGATGTTGTCCACCAGGTAGCCGATGGCGCTGGACTGCGGGTCACCGATCAGCCACTTGTCGTAGGCCCAGACCAGATTCCTTGCGCGATACTGACTGAAGCCGACCTGGCTGGTGGTCAGCGTGAACCAGACGGGCTGGCTCAGCTCTCCAGTGGCAGCTGCATCAAACACCAGCGTGCGGTCGGGCAGGTGGACATACAGATGCTGGTGGGCTTTGTCGTTGCGAGCTTCCAGATTGACGCCAGCCAGCTGCACTTCGGTGTAGCCTAGCAGAATCTGGTCGATCTCCTGCGTGCTTATTTTTTGAGCAGTCGCGTTTGCGCCGAGGTAGATGCCTGGCGCTTCATTGCGGCCGGAGCCGAGGAATGCAACGCTCTCCACGAACACGCAGCAGCCGAACGTGCCGATCACGCCCTTCTGAATCTGTGCGCCATCGATGCGCTGGAACGGGAAGAACTCGCCGCCCACGTTGTCGAATACCTCGATGGTGTTGCGGTTCAGAGCATAGACCTCGTTGCGCAGTTTGAGCAGCGCCACCACGGGGTCTGGGTCGACTTCACTGGAGCCGTACTTCAGCGGGTTGACCTGGGTCGGGTCGGAAAGCTCGGTCACCACCAGGCTGGTGCCATCGGTGGTCATGAAGTAGCCATCTACCCAGACCACATCCAGCACCAGGCCAAGGTCAGGGTCGGTCACTTGAACCAGGCCAAGTGCGTTGTTCCAGTAGTATAGGCGACCACCAGACGCAATGGCCAGGCGGTCGAAGCTGTAGTCCATCGTCACCAGGGTGCTGACGGGGCCGCCAACATCACCCAGCACGGTGACAGCGCCATTGCTGGCCACGGTCACCAGCTTGGTGCCCATAACGCGGTAGCAGACGCCATTCCAGTTGATGCCGCCACGGTCGATGCCTGGGCCGGTGCCGTTGCCAACGATGCCGTCACCAGGACGCAGAAAACCGGCACTGATGCCGGACTGCTTTGGGACTGGCACCAGGTTGACCGGGTACGACGTGCGCAGGTCTGGCCCGTTGTCAGCGTAGATGCCGTTGAGGATTGGAATCTGCATGGATCACCACTTGACCTTGTTGGCCCAATACGCTGCGCTCATCTTGCCCTTGGCGATGTTCTCAGCGTGCCTAGCTTTGAATGATTCGCGCCTGGCTTTGTCCGCCTTGGACTCACCTTCGCGCTTCGGAGACCCGGACACGCCCTGCTGGCCAAAACGGATGGTCTTGACCTGGTCGCCATCCTTGGCCACCACGACGTGGGATTTGGTCGGGTGCGACGGTGTGCGTTTGGGCTTGTTGAAGCCATCCACACCGACGCGAGCCAGACGCGGGTCTTTTTTTGTGGCCATGGTCAGAAGCTGATGTAGAGCTTGTAGGCTTCCAGCGTGACCACGTTGTTGGCCGCCGCGGGTTGTGCCGTGAAAGCAAACGTCTGATCCTGGGTGGCATCCACTGTCAGCACAACGTTTGCGCCTGTGGACAAGCCATGGCCGACCTGGTTGGCGGCATTACTGATGATCTGCGAGCTGCCACGATTGCACATGAGCTTTTGAGCGCAGGCACTGGCGTTGCTTGCAGCGCCAACTGCCATGAGCACGCCGCCGCCATAGGTCATGCCGATGTTTTTGGCCGACGCGCTGTTGGTAAGGGTATAGAGCGCATCGATCTCGATGCCACCACCGACGCCCATAGACCAGCCGGGAACAACGACAGACGCCAAGGTGACAGCGGTGTTGGCCACTGCAGCGACTGCGGTGCCGTACCAAACCAATGCGGTTTGTGTGCCAGACTGAGTGCCACTGGTGGTGATGGCTGCGCCTCCTGCAGAGGAAGACACGGTGAAGGTGTTGGCAGACAGCACTTCCTTGACGTAGTAGGTCGTGTTGATTGCCAAGCCAGTGGGCAGTGCGCCTGTGGTGGTGAAGCGGATCGTGTCATTGACAGCCAAGCCATGATTTGCCCAAGTCACCACGCCAGGTGCAGCAATGGTGATGGTCACGGTTGCGTCGATGTAAGGCAGATCGATGGTGACTTCTTCTGTGTCGGTGTCAGCGTCCAGGACTTCATAGAAGCCGGTAGAAGCAGTGCCACCAGTCCATGTGACATACAGGCTCGCGCCTTGAGCCACTGCGTTGGTCAGGCCATGCACGCCAGCGCTCACCAGTTTGACGTTGCCAGAATCATCGGCATAGGTCAGGGTGGTGAAAGTTGCAGCAGGTTCGACCAGGCTGACAGGCGTCAGGCTGCCAAGCACCAAGGCCGGGAAGCTGCGCAGCTTGGGCTGCGTGCCGACGTCATATTCGACGGTGGCATTGCGGTTCTGGATGCGGATGGTGCGATCTTGGCCATACGGGCCGAAGGTTTGAGCGCTGTTGTCCAGGGTAGCCAGCGTGGTGTAAATCCACGGCTGCACGCCAGGACTGGCGGTCTGGATTTGAACGACGGTTGGCTCGTCGCCGGTGCTGCCGATGCTGATCGACTGGCCGTTCGGAACCAGAATGTCGAACTCACCGATGGTTTTGTTTGGCTGAATGAACATGATTGGCTCCTAAGTTAAGCGATGCGATACCAGCTGTTGAGGGATTGCACAAAGCGCATGCGGAAGAAGTCCTCGGCTGCCAGTGTGCTCGGGTCGCCGTAGGCTGCAGCTGCGCCGTTCAGCGCCAGAGTGAAGGCGGTGATCTGCTGGGTGGTGGTGATCAGCACCTCAGTGCCGTCGGGCGTCTGGGTGTTCAGCGGCAGGGTCACGGTGCCAGAGGCCAGCGTGCCAGCAGGCTGAATCAGCATCCACTGCTGCTGGCTGACAGGGGTCGGCACGGTGATGTTGAAGCCGGTGCCGGGCGTCGAAATGCTGGTGGCCAGCGTCGGGGCCGCAAAGGTCTGCTGGAAATAAGTCAGCAGCGCACCGATAGGCAGGCGTCGTGCGTCGCCATTGTTCGGAGTGTAGACGGGAATCTGATCGCCAGTGGAAGCCTGGAGCAGCAGCGGCAGTTGGTTGATTTGTGGCATGGTTTGTCCTCAGTTGTACTCGATGGGGCCGTCCGGGCCTGCGGTGACCGGATCGACCGGAGGACGCAGGAATGGGTTGTCGTACACGCGCCATGGCTTGTTGCCAGCGCCAGACGGCATGGTGACGGGCATCTGCTGCGGGATTGGTGCGGTCGCACGCTGCAGCAGGGTGTTGTAGCTGTCCTTGGCCACGGCCTTGGTCTCAGGCATCACCACCTTGCCGAAGCCAGGTGCAATGCGAATAGCTGCATTCGTGATGATGGCCTCATTTGCCCAGTCAGGAACCAGCGTCGGCTCATCGAGGTCGCTGTCCTGTGGGCTGCCTGGCAGTGGGTAGCCCAGACGAATTCCTTTGCCGTTCCAGTCGGCCATCATGGCATCGATGCGACGCATGGCGGATTGAAGTTGCTCGGATTGCAGGTCGAAGACATAGGACGCAAGGCCGATTTCCTCGAATGCGGCTGCAACGAACTGGCGCTTGCTGTAACCCATATCAGGCCTCCTGCTTGCTGAGTGCTTCGGTGATCATGGCCAGCAACTTCTCGTCGCTGGTGCGCTTGGTGAACGTCAGGCCGAGTTCTTTGGCCTTTTCGATCAGCTCGATGCGGGTGGGCGCTGCGTTGTCATCGGGCACGGCCGAGACTTCGACTGCAACTTCTTGCAGCACCTTGGTGACCTGCTCGGCCATCAGGCGGTGATTGATGCCGTCGATTGGATTGGACGGCTTGCGCTTTTTAATAGGTTTTTTGTTCTTGGCCCACTTGGGCGCGAGGATGTTCTCTTCCATCACTTGGCCTTCTTTCTGGTCTTGGCTGCGGCCTTGAAAGCGGCAGCGGTTGGCGCACCTTTTGTGCCTGGCTTGCGCATGCGCTCAGGCGTCTTACCTGCAGCCTTCTGGCGCTCGATGCGCTCACGCTTGGCGTGAATGTTGGCATACAGGCCGGACTTCATTTCTTGGCCTTCTTGGGCGCTTTGCTGGGCTTGCCAGCAGCCTTGGCGGCTTTGGTGGCGACGTTCAAAGCGATGGCCACAGCCTGCTTTTGCGGCTTGCCAGACTTCATTTCCTTCGAGATGTTCTTCCCGATGGACTTGCTTGAGTAACCTTTGGTCAGTGGCATTTTGAGCTCCTATGCAGAAAGGGGGGCCGGAGCCCCCCAGTCTTTCACCAGTTTACTGGTTGAACAACAAGATGCCAGACATCTCGGGGTTCTTGTTCACAACACCGAACAGCGTGTCCATGCGGTACTTGATGGTCATGCTGTCAATGTCGTAGAACTTCTGCATCACCAGCTCGATGCCCTGGTCGGTGGTGGCACGCATCACTGCGACGCCAGCATCGGAAGGCACGGCATAACGGCCAGGCAGAATTTCCAGCGAATCACGCTGCCAGAACACGTTGACCTGTGCGGTGTTCACGTTCAGGAAGGTGATGGCAGCTGTGTTCGAAGGCGTGGCAACTTCCACGTTCTTGTACTGCAGCTGGGCGTCGGTCGGAGCCACGCCTTGTGCGCCGATGATCGGGGGAGTGATCACCAGAGTGGTGCCGCCTGCAGGCACGCTCACGACGCGGAAGGTCTTGAGCTGGCCAGTGGACTGCTTGGTGATGTGATGCACAGCGAACACGCCGCCGATGGTGAACGAATCACCAACACGGACGTTGGTCGAAGAGCTCACAGTCACAGTCTGGAAGCGGTTGTCCACGTTGATCTGGCCGCCGACAGAGGTCGAGTTAGCCTGGGGCGTGTAGTTGGCCTGGGTGCCTGCGCCATCGGTGTCGATGGTGATGGCACCACCACCAGCAGCAGCGAGCTGACGGTTGGCGTAGTCCATCTTGTAGGTCTCGAAGCCAGCGACCATGCCGACGTAAGAGCGCTCGTAAGCCTTGTCAGACTTCTGGTTGCCGAACGAACGTGCGGTGCCAACCAGGTTGCCAGCCAGACCGTTGTAGTCGCGGCTGGACAAAGCCATAAAGCGATCGTAGTCAGGCACGCCTTGCTCGTTCATGATGGCGTCGCACAGGGCAACGTCGTCATAGTCACCAGCAGCAGCGGCAATCGGCACCACCAGCGAACCCAGACCAGCGGCTGCGTTCATGATGGCGACGTTGATGTCGCTGGCCAGCTTTTGCTTGGCGGACTTGCCCAGGCGACCTTCTTGCAGCGCATCGCGCAGCTCGAGGGAGGTCATTTCCCAAGGGACGGTCTTGCTGAAGCCCAGGGTCGCAGGCACGGCCAACTGCGTCATGCCCTGGTAGCCGGGAATTGGCGTGCCAGGAGTGCTGTTGATCGACTGAGCGATGTAGGGCTGGGGACGCCAGATGGTGTTGTTGGCACGTTCCATCATCGTCTGGTCGGTCTGGTAGACCGAGACGTTGCGGGACAGAACCAGGGCATCCTGGAAACCTTCGAGGAGGTCTTCGAACGCTACGCGTTCTTCTTTGGAAAAACTATTGGCCATGATGGGCTCCTATTTCAAAAAATGTCAGTTTTTAGCTGCTTTCTGTCGCTTGTACTGGAGCACCTTGGTGTAGTTGCCAGTCTTTTCAGCTTCAGCACGCAGCCGTTCTAGGGTTGAGTCCACAGCGCCAGAAACTCGGCCAGTTGAGCTGACCATCCTTTCGGGTGCAGGGGCTGCCTTACGGTTCGTAACTTTCAATTCCTTCTCCAGTTTCGCTACCGCAAAGGCAAACTTTACGGGGTCTTCAATTTTGGCCAGCTCTGCCGCCTTCTTCGGGTTCTTGCCGAGTGCGTAAATCACCAGTGCCGGATTGTCCGCGCCTTGCAGCACGACGCCCTGTTGCGTGACGTTGAAGAGTTCCTGGGCCACAGCCTCGGCGTCCTCAAAGTCTCGCACGCGCAGCTCAGCTTTCGCCTTGCCGTACCCTTCGAGCTTTTCCTGCCATGCTCGCTGTTGCGCTTGCTCGGCCTGGCGAGATTTTTCAACCTCGGCGTCGGCTTGGCGCTTGCGCTCGAACCAGTCTGCCAGTGCAGTCTCGAATCGGTCTGCGTCGTATTCGTAGTCCTCCAGCTTCGGCTTTGCACCAAGTGCGACCGGCTTTTTCTCAGTCGTTTGGTTCAGCTTCGCTTCGAGTTCACGAATGCGTTTTTCCTTCTCACGGTTTGCCTTACGCAGCTCTTTCACCCAACCAGGTGCCTGAGCGTGCTCATCGGGAGGTGGCGCTTCCTCACCAATGGAAACGATCACTTCGTCGTCGTCGCCTTCGTTGTCGCCGGATTCGGCATCGCCCTGGTCGCCGGTGGAATCTTGCTCACCAGCCACTTGCTCAGTCTCGATTTCCTCTTCCTGATCTTCGACCACTACGGTTTCGTCGTCGTTGCTCTCATCTCCAAATTCTGCCTTTTTGTTCATTCAAATACCCCATTTAACTCACCCATTTGAAACGGCTGGGTGGGATTCCGTATAACCACATTCTCCACTAAAACGCTGTCATCTGACAACGGGTTGCACTTGTTCGCCAAGCGCAGCCTGCTGAATCGCCTCTGTGGCGGTCAGCGCCATGTTCTGATCGATCTCGCCAGTCTTGGCCAGGGTCTCGGCCGTCTTGGCGCGGGACAGCTCTGCGTCGGCCACGGTCTTGATGGTGTTGGCACGTGCCTGGGCAGCCTTGGCCACGGCCTCTTCGGCTGCAGCCTGCAGGAAGATGGCGTTCGGGTCTTGCTGCTGACCCTTGGATTCGGCCTCGGCCATGAGTGCCTCGATCTCCTGCTCGGTCGGCTTGACCACGCCCATGCGAATCAGGCGCTGGCGGAAGAAGTCGCGCACCTCGCTGATGCCTTCGCCTTCCATGTTCATCATGGCCATGGCACCGAGCACCTGCAGGGTTTCGGGGTCTTGCGTGATCTGCATCATGCCGGTCAGGGCACGGACGGTCGCGGCACGCTTGGAGCTGCTGGACGGGCCGACCTCGACGTTCACATCGAACTTGGCCATGCTCAGATCGTTGGCCATGCGCACCTCGCCAGTCTCCTGGTCGATGGTGGGCTGCATCAGCGTGACGGTGCCAGTGCTCTCGTCCTCGTTGATGATCTTCATCGTGCGGCCTTCTTCGATGTAGATGTCCTTGGCCATCGACAGCCAGACCTCGCCGCAGCGCTTCATGGCCTTCGCAAAGTTGCTCATGTAGATGAACGTCTGCATGTCCAAGCGCTGCTGGATCATCTCCACAGCTTTGCCGCTGATGTTCGACACCAGCTTGTCTGCGCCTTGCGGGTTGCCCAGAATGTCCTGCATGTCCTGCTCGGTCACCTGCAGCAGGGCTGCCATGGCCGGAGGCACGTTCGGGGCGCGGGTGTACGCCACGGGGCCGCTGACAGTCTGGCTGCCATCCGGGCCGGTGATCGGGTTAATCAGCAGGTAAGGGTAATCCTTGAGGTTGTCCTCTGCCCACATGACCTGGTGGCCAGCGACCTGCTCAGGCGTGAGGATGGGCTTCTCGACGCTGGACAGGGCGCTGATCTCACCCAGCTTGGACAGCTGCATGTTCTTCAGGCGCTGCGCGTCCTTGGCCAAGCGAACGTGGCCCATGCAGCGCTCGACGTTATCCACAAACCATCGCTTGCCGTAGACCGGAATGATCGGGATGCACTTGCCTGCGATGTAGCCAGCGTCCTCAAGGATGCGGCCACCGGACATGATGTACTTGTGCACCTTGCGCGACTTGATCTTGCGCTGGCGCACCTCTTGGCTGCCAATGGCGGCCAGGGTGTTTTCAAGCTCTGGATCGTCTTCAAAGTCCTTGGCGCGGTAGCGTTCCTCTGTGCCGTCGATGTTGCGGAAGATGCGGATGGTCTCGGTAACGTCCTCGACCTTGTAGTATTCAGCGATGTAGACCACATCAGGCGTGCACCAGTCGAACTCGTACTGGTGGATGATCTTTGGCCAGCTGGTCGGATCGTCGTTCCACTCTTCCTTGTAGGACTCATAGGTCATCGAGTAGATGACGTAGCAGAAACGGGCGTCGGCCTTGTCCTGGCGCTTGGCGTTCAGGTCAAAGAACACGGAGCTGTCGGCATCGAAGATCGGCTCGATCTGGATGCGCTGGCGCTCGTTGTCCTCGTCCTCGTCGTCCTCGTAGGATGTGCGCAGACGCCAGGCACCAAAGCCGCCGCCCACAGCCTCCTCAAAGGCGTTGTCGTAGGCTTCATCGGCTACGCTGTCTTGCTCGTCGGCGCGATACAGACCATCACAGGTTTCGGCCAGCTTGTCGGACTTGCTGCCGTCCTTGGCCACGTAGTCCACGGTGATGCGGTTGTTGCGGTATTCGTTGATGATGCGAATGACCGACAGCATGATCTTGTTGACTTCGAACTTCGGCTTGTTCTCGTAGATGTCCCACAGTGGGCCTTCCCACTGCGCACCGGACAAGCTGTAGAAGCGTCGGTCTTGAAGGCATTGCAGCCTTTCGTCCCGCAGCGCTGACTGAACGTTGTCGAACTGCGCGAGCGCTTCGGCGTGTACGTTAGCCAGTCGCTGATCTCGTGAAATGCGTGCCATATTTTTGCCCTCGTTTCAAGTATTTTCTCACCATTTGTTCACAGTAGGCAATGGTTTGACCGTTGCCGTCCGGTTGGCCGGGAGACGCTGCACCAGGTTGATGGCGTCGAACATCGGGTCGAGCTGGTCATCATGAGCGCCAGCCGGGAAAGCTGCAACCTCGCTCAGGAAGTCCGAAAGCCATGGCGCGTCCTGCGGCAGCACCACGTTGCCAGAGGCAATGAACGGGGCCGCATCGTAGCCTCGGCTGATCTTGTCCTTGCTGCGTTGCACGGCCACCACAGGGATGCCCTCGCGCCGCAGGGTCTGGATCAAGCCGGTGCCGGACACCTTGTCTTCCACGTACATGCCGCGCAGGGCAGAGCCTTGGGCCACCGGGCGCATGTCGTTCAGGTGCTTGAGCCAGAAGGCCCTGGCGTTGATCAGCAGCTCTGGAGCCTCCCACTTGCCGCGCACCTGGTCGATCTTGACCGCCTGTCCAACGGTCGACCGCGCCCAGCACTGCAGCACCGACCAGTCGTTGTGGTCTGCGGTCTTTTGGGCCGTGTCCACGGTGATGAAGCGGAACTCGAGCTGCGGCACGCTGGCCCAATACTTGAACCACTCGGTGTTGATGATGCCGCCGCCACGGGGCGCAGGCCGCTGCTGGAGCTGTCCGGCCGTGCCGTAGGGGCCGAGGGTTTTCTCCAGCTCTGACACCTGGGCTTCACCAAAGCGCTCGGGGAACATGAGCTCACCTTCCTTGGTGCGCGGGTCAGTCCAGCCGATGCTGGTGGTGCAGCGGTGCTCAGGCTCAAAGCGCATCGGGATGCACAGGTGCACGTAAGGCAGGCCCATTTCCTTGATGACGCCGGAAATGTCCTTCTCGTTCAAGCGTTGCATGATTACAACAATGGCCGACTTGTCGGAGTTGACGCGGGTCGGCAGCGTCTCGGTGAATGCGATCTTGGCCGCCTCCAGCTTGGCCTGGCTGTTGGCGTTGTCGGCGCTGATCGGGTCGTCCAGGATGACGCGGTCGCCACGCACACCAGTCATGCTGGTGAAGGCTCGGGCCTGGCGCACGCCTTTGCGTGTATTCCCGAACTCGCGCTTGCCGTCCAGGTCGGCCAGCAGCTCAATGGGCCAGAGCTTCTGGAACCAGTCGGACTTGATCAGGTCGCGGCAGCGTCGGCTGTCCCGGATGGCCAGCTGCTCTTCGTGGGCCGTACCGACAAAGCGCATCTCGGGCATGTCCCGAGGCCCCCACTCCCAGGCTGGCCAGATCACGCCGGTCAGCAGGGACTTCATGGAGCCGGGTGGCACGTTCATCAGCAG